AAAATGCAGAATTTTCAACAATATCACCTGTATCAGAAATACCTGCTATTTTAGCTAGTCCATTTTTTATAATACCGCTTGTTGTAGACATTAAGCCTTTGAATGTTTTAGATTGTATTTCCATAGCTCCATTATATCGTTCTTTCATAAGAGAAAACATTGCAGCGTTAAAAGCTCTTTGATTTGTAATTTGGCCTTTATTATTAACAAGCTCAATACCTGCTAAATCTTTAGCTCCTTGTGCTATTATCATATCTTTAGTAATTCCAAAGTCTTTAAGTCGTTCAAGTTCTCCTGTCTGTGCATCTGCAACAGCTTCAACTGCTTGGTCTATAGATTTCCCCATAGCTCCAGCCATATCCCCTGCAAGTGGCAATATTTTTTGAGCTTCTAGACCATAACTCTGAAGTTTTACAGTAGCATCAACTATCTCTCCAGTTTCAAAAGGAGTTTTATTAGCATATTGTGTCGCCCATGAAAAAATTTCACCTGCTTTTTTTTGGTCTTTCATTACTATATTAAGAGTATTTCTATATTGTTCCATGCTTGATGCTTGTTCAATCATGGAACTTCCTATTTTTTTAACTCCCATAGTAAGAGCACTTGCAGCAAGTACAGTTTTCACCTTATTACTTACTGAGTCCAATTGATTTCTAGCATACCCTGAAACAGCTGCTGTTCTTGAATTAATTTTATTAATAGAGCTTATAGTTCCACTTGCATATTTATTAACAGTTGAAAAAGTTCTCTGTAGTGTAGGATTTATCTGGCCACCAATTACCACATTCGTAAGTAAATTTTTTGCCAAAACTTCATCACTCCTTTTTACTCATAGCTTTTTTATACTCTTGATTTCTTCTTTCACTTTCATCAACAAGTGAATCATAATAATCAAGTAAATCAATTAGAGTCATTGAGTAACAGGCTTTTCTTGAATTGGATGTTTCCAATGTTATCTGAGCAACTATTTCTTTTAATTGCTTTCTTCTTGGTTTCCATCCGAGTCTTGTATAAAAAAAGCTCGAGCTATATTTGCAGCCTCCGTATAATCCTTAAGTTTTAATCTATTTACATCTGAAAAATCTAAATCTGATGCTTTTGCAAACATTCTGCCTCCAATTATAGGGTCTAATTCATAAGATGCACTTACCATATAGCCACTTCGTGTTGCTTCTTTAAAGACTTCTTCTATATCCATTCCTGTTAATTTGTCAAAATCATATTTAATTTCATTGGTTTCTTTTCCATCAATTGAAATAGGTCTTTTTAATTTTAAAGTTCCAGTTCCTATAATTTCTATATTATTTTCCATAATTATTACCTCCAAATAAATAAACCAGGAATAGTTTCCTAGTTTTTATAATTAGTTTTATAAATATTGTGATATATCACTGTACATGTTCTTTCCATTAATAGAATATATCCCATTAAGTTTATCTATATTTAAAATTTCTTTTCCATCACATATTCTCTTATATGCAATAACTTCAAACGACAGACTTCCATCCTGCGAAGCACCGGATTCAATTTTACCTTCATCAGCTTTTTTATTTGCAACAGTCAAAAATGCCTTATTTGCTATTATCCTAGCTTTCCCTGTAGATGTATCATATGCATCTGTTACCCATCTATACTCAAGCTGACTAGAAGCTGATAATGTTGCAAATTTATCATCCGATACTCTCATTGAAATTTCTGTTTCCATTGAACTTATCTGTCCATAACTTGGAAGATCAAGCTCTCCCATTATTCCTGAACCTTTTATTGTATCTGTTATTTTTTCAACAGATGGCAGAGTAACATCTGTTGAGTTTCCAATTTTCTCTGCTGAACCACTATCTCTTACATATACAGAGAAATCAATAGTTTTATTTTTAATTTCCTTAGCTGCTGTACTCATTTATTCATCCTCCTCTGTATATAAATTTTCAATACCCTTAGATGTAGATTTAACTCTCTGAGTAATTGATTTAGCTGGTGGAGTATTTGTCACTAATGTATCAAAAGTGAAGTCTCCCTGTATCATATCTGATCTTGCATTATTCTTATTGTTAAAACTAATTTCACCATAAAGAAGTTGTCCCGCTGTAACATATGAATTTAATATAGTCTGTTCTGATACAATTAATGCATCTACATCATTTCGTGTCATTGGTTTATCTATTAAATCTATATTCCTATAATTAAAGTCATTAAGCAAAAATTTATTCATCATTATGTTGACATCAAATATTTCATCAACAGCAGTAGTAGAACCATAATCATAATTAGCCATATGTGGCCCCCATAAAACATATTTCCCACCACTATAGATAGCTGTTGTAATTCCTTTTTCATTAAGTTCATTAGCTTTTTCTTGACCAAACCTAATTTGTTTACCATTAGCAATAAGAGAATCTATATCTATAGCTTTATTAGATGAACTTTCATAAGGAATTCCATCATTTTCAGCATCAGTTTGTAGTTTTCGTACTATTGCAACTATAGATCCCCATAATTCTTTATTGCCAGTTTTAAATTTTGGCCAACATGTTTTTTCACACGTAGAATTATATTTATTAGCATCTTTCCATTTAAGTGCTTTTTCTCTGGAATCTGCCTCATTCGAATTAATATCTGTATAACAAATAGCTTCCCACCTGTCACTTATTCTAGATGTTGATTTAACTAAAGCTTGCTCTATTTCCTTTATGTGTGAATATCCTGGTGCTGCTAATATTTCAGGTATTATATTCAATTCTTCATAAACATCTTGTATCGCTTGTATTCCTGTCCTTGTCTCAGTTTCTTCTTCATATGATCCAATAACATTCTCAGGTTTTATTTTAGATGTCTCAACCTTCTTATATGATATTGAAATAGATTCCCCAAGACCATCTTCTAATTCCGATACTTCTAATTGTCCTGATTCATTATATTTTAATTCATAATCTGTGCCCAATATTTTATCTGTAATAATAATGGAATCTACTATTACATTATCTACAATAGTTCCAACTCCATTTATTATTTCTAATGTAGAAGTAGTATTGTCTGCATTAGTTATAGTGTCTAGCACAATAACTACTATTGGTCCAATGGGTTTAATATTATTTGAAAAATGAGCAAATATTACTGCTGATAATGTAAATTCATCAAAATTATCGGTTTCTCTATAACCTAGTTTCGTCTGAGCCTGTTCAGAGTTTCTAATAAGTAATGGCTTATTTATAACTCTATTTTCTTTTTTTACTCTGTGTATTGGAGCAGTTCCTATATAAATAGGCACTGTTTTACTTGTAGATATTGATTCATCACTTGCAACTAACGAACCATATAGTCCATGTTTATATGCCATTTTAACACCGCCTTATAAAAAATTATTATTTATATTTATTTCTATTGGAGCTCTTGATATGCTAAAAGTCATTTCAGAACTCCAATAGGGATAATTTTGTTCTGATATTTTCCATTTTATAGGTTTATCAACAGAATTTATTTCTTCTGAAATAGGACTATTATTTAATTCATTTCTTGTAATTCCTATAAGATTTAATAAATCTTTATATCCATTAGTATTAGGACTTAGTTTCCCATTTAATTCCGTTGTTCCTGGATCATATGTTGTAAATGTAATTCTAATTCTTCTTGTTACCTCATCAGAATTATCTTCACCTTCATCTATCATAACTACAATTGATGGAATATCAAATCCGTAACTTTCTAAGAAATTCTTAGGTGGAACCCATCCTATATAAACTGCTGGATTTACTAAATCATAACTTTGTTCTACAATATTATTCTCAGGTGGTTTTTCTAGCTTAATTTTATTTGCAACATTATTTATAAGAAACTTACTCAAACTTTTTAAAATCTCTATATCTGTCATATTACCTCCTGCTAGTTAATTTATTTAATCTAAATTCTATTTCATGATTTATTCTATTTTTAAGTTGCTCATTAGCCTGTTCTAATATATTTTCACTTAATTCTGAATTTGAAACCATTTGAGGAACAGATAATGTTTTTAATACTTTTATAGGATACTGTTTACTTGTTTCTCTTCTTACGATGTGCAAATTACCACCAATAGCAGTAACAAACGCCCTTGGATGAGTATTTATCTTCTTATACCCTGATTTCTTAACTTTTACTTTTAGATTGCTTCCTTTTGTCCACCCTGATTTTAAATTTGCTGGAAAATGACTAAGTGTTATTGGTCTGCCTATACTTGTTATTGTTGCTGACAAGTTGTTTGTTGTAGATTTCTTAACCTTAAGAGTTTGAGCTACTTCCCCTGACTTTATTGAATATTCTCCTGAAACTTCTTTCTTAATATTCTTATTTACAAAAGTAATAGTTCTATTCAGAGCTGCATTAGTAGCCTTTGGGATTTCCTTAGGAAATTCACTCAGTTTGCTTAATGATTTTCTTAACTCTGAATCATCTATTTTTATATTTACAGCCATTAATTCATAGCTCCCTGCAGTATAATTTCATACACTCCCGAATCATACTTAACATCAAATACGCTATACAGGCATCCATCAAAATTCTGCATTTCCCCACTCTTCGGCTTCTTAAATACATCTGATTCTTTTATGAAATATAGAAGGTCTGCCTGAAGTATTCCATCATATTCTTTTCTTATTCTTTCCTTAAGTGTTTCATTATCAATTACAACAGTCCTAGGCATTCCATCAATACTATGTGTATCTCCAAATTCATCTAAATTGAAAAATACATCTAAATCTTCATTTATCTGTTCTTTAAAACTTAGCATATTGAAGTTCCTCCATAAATCTTTTATTTTTTTTGAATTTATTTTTTAGTACCTGCTGTACATCACCATAACTTTTCTTAAATTTATTATCTATTTTCAAAACTGCACCACATTCAATCAATTTTTCAGCATCTGTTAAAGTAATATCAGTGATTGTATCACCAATGCTATACAATTTTCCATTATGAGATACATTGATGATACATTTAACACTCATCTGATATTGCTAAACTACTTTCGATATAAACCATGCATCTACTTCAACAGGACATGCTAATGGTCTAGACATTAATTGAATGTATTTTGCAGCAGGTTTCTTTTGAATCCATGAATCAGGGCATCTTGTCCCTTCTATGCTTACAAATTCTTTGCTAGCATTATCAATTATTGCATTTACACCATATCCCATAAATCCTTGCATCTGTGAGCTAAAAATTCCACAGTAATCAGCTGGTATTAATGATTTTACTTGTGGATTTTTTGGATCAGTAAAATTATCTAAATACCATTCATTATATTGATAAATACTTAATCCTAATTTAGGAATAGTACCAATATAAGTTGCTCCATTTGGAAGCTGTCTAGGTTCTATAGTTGCAAGATTCATATGTTCTGTATCAAGTATCTTTTGAACGCTTGCATTATTTACAAATTCACTTGCTGCATTTTGTCCTAATATACATATATCTGGATTTACAAAACCTGTCTTCTGTACCTGCTTAGCCATTTCTTCAATTTGACTTATAGGTTTTGCTTTTGCATCTGACCATAAATCAGTTCCAGACTTAACATCTTTATTTGTAAATTTAAAATCTATTTCATAATTTACACCTTTACCAATCACAGGTATTTTACCTGTAAATAAAGTCTGAGCACACATCCATTCTTCTCTTCTTGTTATCATTTCATCTATCTGTAAAAAATCTCTTGCTATTTTTTGTGCAGCACGTTCTTCTGGAGATATTGAGTTATATGGAAGTTCTCCAGCAGTTCTTTTTAATATATCGCCTGCTGTAGTTACTCTGTCAGCTGTAACAAGTGCTGGTTTAAACTGCTTTGTTACATATCCTTGATTTTCTGTTGTTGTTTGAGCTATTTTGTCATGTACAAATGGAGCGAGTTCTCTATTTCCTTTTGTAAAATCGACATCAATATACTCTGTATTTGAAGTTTCTACTCTTCCAAAGAAAGTATCTTTTAAAAATGTTTTTACTTGGGGATTTCTTTCTATAACAGAAAGCATTGTTCTTGGATCAAATAAATTTAATGGCATTTACATTCATCTCCTCTTGATTTTATTCTAAAAATATTCCTAATTTTCTTGCTAATATAGCCAATGCATTTACATCTTCTTCATTTGCAAGTACATCTTTTACTGATGATTTATAAAATTCTCCTGATAGATAAACTGGAATCTGAGTTTTACTTATGTTTTCCTCACTAACTTCTGATGCCACAGCTGAAAATCCATATAATTCTCCATTTTCTGATTTTATAGTAAATTCCTTGCTAGTAGAATTATAATAAACCGGCTGCATTTCTTTTATACTTTCTGCTGCTTTAAGATCCACCTCTGATACTTTTACAGGAATATTAGCTCCACTTCTTATTTTTTCTGGTATAAATACCTCTTCATTAAATCCATTCATTATCGAATTCCTCTCTTTCCCAACGCTCTGTCTAAAATAGATTCTGTTTCATCAATATCATATCCATCTTTAGCAATATTTCTTTCATGAGTTGATGTTGGTTTTACATCATCAGCACCAGAATTTCTAATATCATCATCCCTGTTATTTAAATAATCCTGACCTTGCTGTTTTTGAGCATTTAATATAAGCACTGCACATTGGCCTGCATCTATAATTTCTTCGTATTTGGCTTTATTTTTAATCTCATTTGCTCCTGGAAGTCCATCTATAGCCTTAATTCTTTCTCTTTCTTGAACTTGTGCTGCATTTACTACTTCTTTATAGACATCAGGATATTTATCCTTTAATTCATGTGCATTTTTAATCACATCATCATCTCCTCTTTTATTATTTAATTTATTAAAAAAATAGCTTTGGTTATTCAAATTTGAATTACCGCTACTATTCCTTAAACTATTTTTAGATATTTTATCTTTTATCTTTTCTTTAAAATCATCTGGCATATTACTTAAATCAGTGCCAACTTTATTAATTATTAACATATTCTTATCAATAACTGGATTATATTCATCATCATCAAACATAACTTTATCAATAAATCCATTTTCAACAGCTTCTTCAGCGGTCATCCAGTTATCACCATTAAGAAAAGTTTCAAGCTCATCTTTTGTTTTACTTGTTTTATATTGATAAGCATTCATTATTATATCTTTTACCTTATCAAGCATTATTTTATATTCATCTAAATCTGATGAATTAAAATAACCACATAAACCAGCTAGTGGTGGATGTGTCATAAATACAGCACATGGAGATATCTCAGATTCTCCTGCCATTGCAATTATCGTTGCAGCGCTCATGCACATTCCATCTATTTTTACTTTTATATTAGCTTTCATATCTCTAAGTATTGTATAAATAGCTGTTGCTGCAAATACATCTCCACCATTGCTATTAATTCTTACTGTAATATTATCTTTATCCTTATATGAATCTAATTCCTTAATAAAATCATTAGATGCAACTTGACCTGATGAATCCCACCAAGAAAGACTGCTTACTATCTCACCATATATTGTGAGTTCAACTTCTTCATCTTCAACATAATTAAAATCCCAAAACTTCTTGTCTGATACTGATAACATTCCTTTTGAAATAGAAGAATCATTAACTATTAGTAATTTTTGATTGTTCAGCTTCTCTAACAATATTTCTAACCTCCTCTATTAATGTAACTTCTTGTTTTCTTTGTTTTATATTTTGATAATAATCACCTCCTGTAAGTTCCATTGTTTCTTTTGCTGCTGTAGAAAAACCATTATCAATTCTTTTAATTGCTGCATCTACTTCTTTATTAGGATCAAGTTGACCAGCACTAGGCCCTGACCACTCTGCATTACAGTAAGCTTTCCTAATTAATGGATTATTGAAAAATCCTGGAGCATATATCCTTCCTTTTGCTACTGCTTCATGCATCCATTCAACAAATATAGGTTGACAAAAATCATTAGCCATCCATGTTCTTCTCATTCTAAACATTTTCCATGCTTCAAGAAGAGCCGCACGACTTGCTGAGTATGATGCTGTAAATTCTTTAGTAAGTAATTCCTTTGGTATTTCAAGCGCTGCTCCTATCTGCCTTGTTATTGCATTTACAAATCCATCAAAAGCAGTGTTTGGTCTACCAGGGTTAATTTCTTTTGCGGTTTCTCCCTCACCTAACTGAACAACAGCTCCATTACCTAATTCATAAGTTGTATCATCATCAGAATCAATTTCATCTTCAAAATTTATATTAGAACCAAATACATTTCCATCATCAGTGTTTTTACTTTCAATGAATACAGTAAACATTCCACTAACAACTGCTGCCATAAGTTCAGCTTCTGTATATCTACTTAATTGTTTAAGAGCTTCAATTACAGGCGCTAGAATTGGAACTCCCCTTCTTTGTCCTATTCTCTCACTCTCCATGAGATGTAATATATTAGGTCTTCCAGTTTTACTTCCATAAGCTTTTACTTTAATCCATTTAGGAGCTTTATCCCATGTTGTTGCTAATGGATGCCTTGAACATATATGATAGTATGTTATTTCACCATTTTCATTTGTTTCAACACCCTCTTGAAGTGTCTCTGAATTAGAAACATAGTTCTTATTACAAACTCTGTCAGCTTCAATTAATAGTATTCTAATATCGTATATCTCATTGATTCTTTTTATAGTGGGTAACATTACAAATGCATCACCATTCATAATCCAGCTTAAAAACGCCACCTGTTGAAGTTCATAAAAATCATTTATTCTTTCTACATCACAATTCTTACTCTCAGCCCATAAGCTAAATTCACGTTCAATTTGTGTTTCAAGATTTCTTGTTTCTTCTGGTGTAAGTCCTAAAAATTCTCCATCAATCTGTGATTTTAACCTTAATCCTGCCCCTATAACATTTGTTCTTGTTGTTTTAAGTGCAGATGTTGCAATAGGAGCACCCATAAATAAATCTCTTGATCTTTGCCTAAGAGTTTTAATATTATCTGAAATATCTTCTTTAGGTGATCCACCTCTACTCAGCCATCCTAGTAATGATTTTTTGCTTCTACTTGCTCCATAGTTTGAATATCCAGTATTGATAAAATCAAGTTTCTTTCTCGCAAATTCTCTTCTTAAGGCTTTTTCAGGGTTGAATGATGCTATTGCTCTATCTATAACATTCATGTTATTCCTCCTATAAATCTCTAGGAACTATTCTAAATACTCTATTTCTTCCTCTTCTTTTTTCTATGTTATTTGCTTTTGCTAATTCACTTTTCCAATAATCAATTTGTGCTTTTATACTTGATAAATTAGCTCTTGTCAGTGTTCTTCCAGCTATTGAATAACTTTGACCATTACAAACTGCTAATTCTGCTTTAAGCCATGCATCTAAATGCTCTCTACAAGTCTCTATATTAAATACCATATCGTTTCCTCCTTTTAATAAAGAAGGTGTTCCTCATGAACACCTTATAAACCTTTTGAACTTTTATTTTTCTTTTTTCTGTTATTCCTATTTATCTGCATAAAAATATTTCCATTCATATTCCTTTTAGCCATCTCTTCAACATTAGGATTTAATATTTCATATGCTGCATTTGCATAGTTTCTTAAGTCAAATGCTTCATTTCGTATTCCACTAGATTTCTTTACCCATTCATAAGTACGCTTTCCTTTCTTTATTTTTAATACTCTTTTTTCTGATGTTAATGCTTTAAAGTATTTTTCATCATATCCCTTATCTTCTTCTATTGGAAAATGGCAATATCCAGGGCCAATCTCTTTAATATTCAATCTTGAAAGTATATTTTCTTTACCATTATCAACTCCAAGTATGAATAACATGCACTTTATAAGATTATTTCGTGACATTTTATGAATAAATGGTATTCCATAGCCACCCATACCCTTAATTGCATATATTCTTCTTTGTTCACGTACTTTACAGAATTTATATACTTCTTCTGTATTATGTCCACCTGAATCTATACATGTAGCTGAAATTACAAGCCCCTCTCCTTCTGGATACCAGAATGTTTTGGATAAATATAAATCTAATTGAGTCCATACTATACTTTTGCTTGGATCTCCATAAATAACTTTATATTCAATCCCCCATGTTTCCCTATTCAGTCCCCATCCAACAACTTCAATTTCTAATCTATCATCCTGAACATCAACTCCTGCTGTTAATAATATTACTTGTGGTGGTACTTCTGCAGTATAGAACTCTCTTCTGTTGATTAATTCATCCTTCTCTGCTCCTTCACCTTCATTATCTTCCCATACTTCACCAAGCGAAGTGTTAACCCATGTTTTCAATGTTTCTGCACCATTCTTCTTAGCTTTTTTAAAATCTTCAATAATATCTTCCCATCTTTCCCATGGTGAAGCCAATGCATTTAAATGAAATCCCCGTTTTTTTATTCTTTCTGGATGTTCTGCAATCCATTTTCCTTTATTAGCTTTCCATTCAAATTCATTAAACCTCTCACCACAGAATTCACATTCATGAGTAACATCTTCAAATTTAATATTTCCCCATCTTAGTGGCTGAAATTTACCACATATAGGACAAGGTAAGCACCATTCTTCCTTTGTACTTTCATCAAACTCCATCTCAATTCTTGAAATACCTTTTTCTGTAGGAGTTGATACAAAGAATTTTTTCTTGTTCCAGAAAGTTTTTGTTCTTTTTTCAGCCAAAGATAAAGGATCACCTTCAATACCTGCACTTTGTGGGAATCTATCAACCTCATCAGCTAATAGAATCCTTATAGGTCTTGAAGATAATCCTGTTGGTGAATTGGCACCAGTCAAAGCAACATACCCTCCTGGAAATCCTTTTTCTAAAAGAGTATTATCAGAATCTCTTGATTTTGCATCTTTTACTTTTTCTTTCAATGTCGGTGTATCTCTTATCATTGGCGCAAGTCTTTTTTTAGAATAAGATGTTGCCAAATCCAATGTCGGCATCAGTAACATTATTGGTGATGGATCATAATCAATAAAATATCCAATGATATTATTAATAAGTTCTGTTTTCCCTACTTGGGCACTACTCATGACAACAATAGTTTCAGTTTCTTTGTTTGATAATGAATCCATAATTTCCCTTTGGTATTCTGCTCTTGAAGTTTTCCATTGGCCAGGTTCAGCAGAACTTTCAGGTGACAACTTTCTATAGTTATCTGCCCAGCTTGAAACTGTAAGCAATGGTGGTGGTTCTAGGATAGATGCTAATTTTTTAAATAAATCAATAGTTCTTTTATGAATCTGTAGTTTCTTTCGACTCATTTTGTACCTCATCATCTAAAACATCAACATATTCATTACTATAGAAATCATTAGGATTATACTTGCTCATTTCATTTAACGCATCTAATACTTCATTCTGCAAAATTTCTTGAATATCAGCTATTGTACTAAGAGTTATTAATCTTGGTGCTGCTCTTGATGGGAGTGCAAGTATTTTGGCTTTGAAATTAGAAAGCATATCGTTCATCACTCTTTCAACATCTTCACTATAATGCATAGTACCACGCATTGCTGCAAGTTCAAGTTCAATCTTCTCTCTTTTTCTTCTTTCCAGTAATGCATGTTCTTCATCATAATCAATTTTACCTGCTTCAGTTTTATTTTCTTTAAGATCTGCCGATGCTTTTATGTAAGTTATATAACTTTTTATATTGTCCTGTAATGAATATTTACCACGTGCAATCTTTTGGATAACACCTTCATTTTCAAGCTGTCTTATTCTTCGTGTAGTCAATCCAAACAAATTAGATAATACTGTACTCGATACTGTTACCTTCTCAACATTATCTATTTTCTTAACATCATTGCTCAAAATACATCCTCCTCTCTTAATTCGGTAACGGAAACACCTTTAAAAATTTTTTTGTAACTAGAAAAGTTTTGGGCATCGCTAGACCCTCGGGGCATTTCATTCTCTGAAAGAACCTATACTATTATATAAAAATAAACAACAAAGAACTAAAAGATAACTAATCTTTTAGTTCTTTGTTCCTAAATATTAAAATTGTTTTCTTCAGATAATAACTCTTTTAGCGCTTGCAATTCTAACTTATTCATATGAATTTCACTTCGCTCATCTTTAAACTTTTTTTTACTATCCTTTATTGCAATTTTGTTATTATGTAAATAATATAGTCCTACAATACACATAAATATGACAATAAGCATAATACCAAAACTATACCATTGACCTACATTTACAAACTTATCTATTGCAAAAAGTATTGTTATAGTTCCTAATATCATACTAACAATACTAAAACTCTTGTCCTCTACTATTATAGTCCTATTATTTTCTATGTCTTCAGTAGCAAGTTTTAATAAATTATATATTCTTATTCTTTTTTCTTTACTATCATTTCTATACTTATCTTTAAAAAACAAATAGTCTTTCAAATCCTGATCTACCATTTTTTCACCTCTTTCCCATAATAATATTATTCAACACAATTAACTATATTCCTACTTCTATAGTTAATTAATGTTACATATCTTATAATTCTGTAACATACTTTCAAAAAAATAATTTCCAATATATATACTAAAAATCTTCCACTTTAATTTTACATGCCTTTTTTATGTAACATTTATAGACAAATAAAAAAGCGCTTCCGCTTTTATCGTCTAAGATAGCTTACTTCTTCTACTATCTTGTCTTTCCTATCTTGGTTAACTCCTATATATCTAAGTGTTGTCGATAAATCCGAATGGTTTAATATCTCTTTTATCGTTATTCCATCATGAGTTCTTTGATATAATTGATACCCAAACGTTTTTCTAAGAGTATGGCATCCAATAGATTCAAGTCCAAACTTCTCAGCTGCATCAGTTAATATTCTATATGCTTGTTGTCTTGATATTGGTCTATTTTTTCCTTTTTTGCTTAAAAAAATATATTCATAATCAAGCTTATCTTTCATAAAACTTTCAAGAATATATTTTAAATCTTTAGGTATTTTCATTCGCTTTTCTTTTCCAGTTTTTTCTTCACGTATATAAAAATATTCTTTAGTTTTTCCGCTACTATCTCTAAGATCCCTTATTCTGAATTTTAATATATCGGAAATCCTCAGACCAGTATAAATTCCAAACATAAATAGAACATAGTTTCTTTCACTATGTATCTTTAAATAATCAGCAATATCATAAATATCTTCCATTTTTCTTATAGGTTCAACGGTATTCATTCCTGTTTCACCTTCTTTTCTCACTGTTATTAAAACATTCAAGTATATCTTTTGAGTTGTATTGATTATAAAATACATTTATTGTTTCACAGTTTCTTTTACTGCTACACTCATTACACATATCTGGAGACCTTGCACAAATAACTCTACCATTTTCAAATTTCATATTTAATTTTAACTTTTTACTCATACGCAGAACCCCCATGCATTTAATAATAAAAGCACATACAATAATCTGCATGTGCTTACTAAATTCAAATCAATATATATTTTTTCACCATACATAAACTGTACCATTGCTTTCTAAATTTGTACATAAAATTTTCTTTACTTTTTCCTAAATTTGTCCTAAATTTGTCCTAATTTTTTCCCTAATTTGTCCTAAATTTTTCTTAACAGTATCCAATTCCCATTGCAAATTTATATAATGCATTTTCTTTTAATTTGTAATATTTATTTTTATCAATTTGTAATTCATCTTTTACTTCATTAACAGAAACATCATCTCTAAAATAACTGCATTCAATAATTCTTTTACTCTGCTTATCTAATCTGTCATAAACAAATCCTACAGCATTTACTAATGCTCTTTTGTATTCAATATCAACTATACTCTTCCCAACTGGATCACTTGGACTTAGATTCTTATCTATAATAACATCTGGTCTTATTGCCGAACCTAATCCAGGTGTTTCAATTGATATTAAATAATACGGATAATTTTTCAAATCATTTTCTACTTCCCTTTTAATTTTTCTGTATAGTTCCTTTTCGATTTTCATTTTAAATCACCTATCCTTATGCTATAATTTAGATAGGTTGATTAGAGAACTAATGTTTCAGGTCAATTCTCTAATTTATGTATGAGGTGTTTGTGATGAACACCTTTTTTATTATGTTAAGCTTCTGTAACATACCATTTGTCCAAAATTTCTTCACTCGAAAAATAATTGCTTGACTGCCATATTGAAATTACTGGATTAAAGAATTTTAACTTAATGTTATTATCTTTGCATTCAAACCTATAACTATATCCACTGTTTTTGCTTGTTATAATATTATTGCCATCTATAAAATCATTGTATACTTTATCGAATGTATATTCTTTACTCTTATTAATTATTGGCTCGTCCATATATATCTCCTTAAAAGTTATAAGTATTAATTCAAATTTATATTCCTTCTGAACATAGATAAATCTATGTATTTCTTTGTTTCTTTTGGTGTACATATTGCTGTTAAGTATGTTTTAGTTAATTCATTTGCCAATTGTATATCAGCACCTTGCTTAATTAATTCTTTATTAAATTCAATACTACATTTAGCAATTAATATAGTTGACTCTATAATTTCTTTTATATCTTCTTTCTTCATACCCTACCCTTTCCGAAATCTAACAATTCTAAATAATTTTATTTTTTCTCGGGAATATTATTCAATGAGGTGACAATCATGAAACAGCGCTTTTCTATTTTACTAGCATCATTAATAGTATTTACTTTTATTAGTATTATGTAGTATTTTAAGTATAAAAAATACCGCAAATTCATTTTTTGAATAATGCGGTGTTATAAAATATTTTATATTATCCTACTGTTGCAATTGCTTTGACCTTTGTTTCTTTGTGTACCTAATTTGCAAGTTTATCAAATTCAGCTGATGAATATTTATATTTTTTACTTTCACTTCCATAATCTAAACCATATTTATCTAACATATGAGCTAACGGTGTGAATTCAAATTCGTCATCTCCATTACTATCAATTACAGTTTGTCTAACTAATCCATTTTGTGATAAAAAGTCGATGTGGATATTCTCTTTCAATGTCGTTTTTTCAATGTTTTCATTTAAAAATTTTAAATCTTCTTGCAATGTATTCCTTAATGCATTGCATAACCTATAATACTCTGTTTTTTCTATAAATTTTAATAATAACGCTCTTGTTAAATGAATCATTGACTCAACCTTGCTATCTGTCTCCAAATCATCAATTATTTTAATTATTCTTTTTGAATATTCAACCGCCTCTTCTTCATTACCTGCAAAAATTTCAGATAATTTTCTAGCATCATCATTGTCTAAGAAAACACCTTTTAAAAACATTTCAAATTTTTCCCAGAATAAAAAATCACGTATTAGCATTGGACTTGAAACAATGAGTTTAATCGCATCTTTGGCCGCAAATACATCTCCAGTAGCTGCCTTTATTAAATTCTCCCAAAAACATTTTAATTTACTATGAGATTCATCTGATTTAGCTAATAAATTAATATCATCCATTACTCCCATTAGTATGCACCTCTTTCTAAGTTATTATTTATATCCATTATAGCATATTGAGAGCTACATAATATTTTGCTTACTTAACCGCATTATTCAATTTTCAAAGAACATTTCTAGCAATTACTACACACGTTCTGACATTTGTTCATATCCAAAAAGTGTTCTTCACGAACACCTTTTTATATTTTTACTTATCTGCTATCACATTCTCATAAATCAATAAATCTAACTCCTGACTTACTTCAATTGTCCTTTCATCAGCAATTCCAAACACTGATATGTATCTATATAACTTTTCTCTCATATCTTCTAATCCCACTTACTTCTCTCCTCCAATTAATTTAAATATTCAATATTGTCAATAAACAGTTTTGCTGCTTCAACTGATACTGCTGCCACGCCTGCTATTATTGGTATAACATCTTCTTTTATACTTACACCATTTAATGCTGCTTTTAATGCGATCTCTTGTTTCTTTTCATTGCTAATTTTTTTAAATCTATTTAAAATAAACTTTTCATTCATGAATATCCCTCCAATAATTGGGGGATTTCTCCCCCTTTGACTAAGATTTATTTAACTGCAGTTTTAACATTAGCTTGTAATCCCTAACTATTAGCCCTGCAAGATTAACTATTTAAGTATTTCTAAATGTTTTGCTTCAAAATATCCTCGTATTTCTTTTAAAACTACTACACGCTTTCTATCTACTACATAAGGACTCGCTTTAACTGTAAATACCCTATCTTTATTCTTTACAGCAGCTTTACAATTAACTATTTTTACCTTATCTCCTGCTCTTGGTAATCTGTTGTTTGCCATAAACTATCACTCCCTAATTAATTATTTCTTTAAGCGTTTTAAAGAATTTTTCTCTTTCTGATTCATCAAGCTCTTCAGCATATTCTTGAAAAACTTCTTCCAGTGTTTTATCAGGTTTATTAAAATATATATTAACTATGTTAGTTGCCTGCTTTTCTGTATTTTTCATATTTTCTTCATCCTCCTACTAATCTTCCCACCCCAACAACTGTTTTTCTAAAGAGTCATAATCATATTGCCTTGGCTCAAAGTTATTAAATCCAATTGCATTTTTCTTATTCATATTTGAACTTTGATTTTTAACTGAGTTATTATAATTCTTCACGTTAGCAACATTATCTCTGACAACATTTTCTTGATTGTAATTTCCTTCTAGCACTTTTAAGAAATTATTAGGTGCTATAAACCAATCGAAAGTTATCACCCAGCCTCGCTTATTTTGACCTTTTAGGAATTGGCTCTTTGCAATGTTTGCTATGGCTTTTAATATATTATCTTGACCATATTGTTTAACTCTTGCATTAAATAGCTTGTATCTATTCGTTCCAGGATTTATTGCTACAACTTTTTGTAGTCCTAAAGAGTTCCATTCATCTATTACTATTTGTTGCATTTTAGTGCTACTAACTATATCTTTAGATATAGTATCTAGTGTATTATTAAGTATTGTATTGTTAAGTTTAGTATTATTAATACAAGTATTATTAATACTTGTATTACTTACTGCGAACTTTTCTTCACCAGGGGGCACGAAGTTTTGTTCACCAGGGGTGGTGCAATTTTGTTCGCTAGGTGGTGTATTTTCTTTCACTACCTCATTAGATGTATTATCCCCTTGGTTTATTCCAAAGAATTTTTCATTATTGACTCTTAAAATTCTCTGCTCTATTTCTTTTGTACCATCTTTATATTTAAAGCTAGATGTAATGTATCCATTTGCTATTAAATTCTTAATTATAAGCTGAATTCTTCTTTCTCCAACACCTAAAAATTCCATAAAGTGCTTATTCTTTGCAAAACATCCATTTGCATTATCCAAACTTTTAATTTCCACTAGCAGAACCTTTTCTTGCAGGGTCAATTTTTCATTCAGCCAAATTTCCTTAGGAATCCAAACACCTTGAAACATTCTCTCCTGGTTCGCCTTCTTTTCCATTTGTAACACCTACCCGCTTAAATTTTATTATTAAACCAAATATAAACATCATCTGTAATCTTATATCCATGTTTTGGCATTATTTTCTTGCCATCTTCAATCTCAATTTCATCTACTTGTTCAAAAATTTTAGGAATAATATTCATAAAACCGACTCTACAGATACCAGATAATTTAATGAATAATTTCGAATCTATTATCTTAACTTCTGATGTATAAAAAGTACCTTTAATATACTCATTAGATATAATAAATTTAGGATTTAAAACAAATTTATCTAATGCTTTCTTTATATCATCTAATAACTTATCTTCACTTCTTATAGTTTCATTTTTATCTGTTTCTTTATTCTCAGGATACATTTCTTTAAGCAGCTTTTTATCATTTTTATTTGTAACTGGCTGCTTAATTCCATTGATTAATGTTTCTATTTCTTCTTTAGATTCTTTATGATCTAGGTCTTTAATTTCATCATGAATAATATTTTGTTCTTCAACTGATAAACTACTTAATGTATGAGCTTGAGTAATTGTCAATTCTTCTTTATCAAGCTTTTCTTTAAGAGGTTCGATTAAGTCCTTATCTATCTTTTGGTATCTTCCAACTTGTGTTCCTGAAAGCTTCATATCCTGTCCTATTAAGTCCCTAATCTTACCCTTTGGTAATTCTTCACCATTAGCTTTCTTTTGCTTATAAATAGCTTTAAGCCTTTTAATACCTTCCATCTTTTCACTAGGTAATAATTCTCTTTGTTCAACATTTGCCTGTATGAGCATTATTTCTGCATCCAAATCAGTAATTTTTCTAACTTGACAAGGTATTTTTTTATATTCAAGACTTTTAAGTGCCCTATATCTTCTTTCCCCTGAAATAATTTCATAAGTTTCATTATCTTTTTTTCTAACAACTAAGTTATGCATCAGTCCAAATTCTTTAATAGAGTCTGCAAGTTCTTCTATCTCTCTTATTCCATAAAAGTTATTTTCAGAAGGAACTAGAAGATCAATATCTAGCTCCTGTAAAAATTCATCATTTATGTTATTGATATTATTAACTCTGTTTGCTATACCCTTTAAATAAGACGACATTGCATTTCCTCCACAAATTTTATATAGTCCTTAGATGCATTAGCATTTTTATTCATGTAAATAACTGGCTTAGATTCAAATGTGCTTTTAATAACATCTACATTATCTCTAATTGTCTGTTTAAACATTAAGTCTCCCAGTTCTTCCTTAAGCTCTCCTTTAATTTCTTTATTAATCCTTGTAGCTTTATCCATTGTTATTAAAATCCCTAAAACATTCAGATTTGAATTGAATTCTTCCTTAACTTCTTGTATGCTGCTCATAAGATACTCAAATCCATCTAAGGAAAACTTGTCTATTTTAAGTGGTACAATAACGTAATCACTTGCAACTAATGCATTTATAGATAACATTCCCAAACTTGGTGGGCAGTCTATTAAAACATAATCAAAAGTGTTAGTATTTTTACTTTGAAGCCATTTCTTTATGCGTGTCTCCCTTGCTCTTTTCATATCTGAAAGTATTTCAGATTCACTCATTATCAAACTAATATTTGCAGGTATAAGCCATACATTATCAAACACAGTTCCTTGTACAGCAACATCTTCACCATTAAGAATTTCATATGTTCCTTTTAAATTAGGATTATACATGTGGAGATACTTTGTTGCATTACTCTGCGGGTCCATATCTATAATTAATACTTTTTTACCTTCTCTCCCTAATTGTGCAGCAACATTAACACAGCTAGTTGTTTTAGCAACTCCACCTTTTATATTTAAAAAACTTATTATTTTCATTATTTACATCTCCTTTAATATGTCTTATAATGGAGATACGGAGTGCAATCCGTATCTTTAAATTAGAGTTTTACGTTTATTGAACCTTTACTAAAAGGTTCTTTTTATTTGCTAGAATTATCTTCGCAAATTCTTTCTTCAAATCTTTTGCCTTGCATGATATTACAAATCCCATATACTCACCTTCTTTCGCATACAAGCATTATTTAATACCATTGCATACCTCCTAGTAATAATATTTTTCACTAAAGAACTTTGTTGGCACCTGACCGGCTATTGTTATGTAACCTTTATCTTTAAGTTCCTTATTGAGCAATTGAATTATTTTATAAGCTTTTGATTGGCTTACCCCTGTGAGTTTCATAACATCCTCAACCTTTAAGTAAGTCTTTTTTGTTGCCATGCATATTCCCTCCTATTTCTTAGAAAATTTCAAAGTCATTATTGCTTCAACAACTTCATCAAGTTCTTTCATGATCTTTTCAAATTCTTCAACCTCATCATCATTAACTTTATTATCAGATGCGATTTTAAATAATTTTTTACAAAACCAATCATAGTCTGATATTTCTGTATCTAATGTTAATACAGCTTCTGAAAAGTTTTTAATCTTCAAATTAGGTAATAATCTATCACCTAATTTAGATTTAGTTTTAAGATGTTGATAAGCTAAAAATTGAGCATCATAAATTTCTATCATCTTTATCACTACTTTGTCTGATGGAACTCTTCTATCATATTCATAAGATCTTAAAGCATCAACTGATATGTCAATCAGTTCTGATGCCTTTTCTTGAGTAAGTCCTGAACTTTCTCGTGCTATCTGATATATATTTCTATAGTCTTGCATTTCTTCTCCCACCTTGTGTTTTTCACTATCTAAATTAATTATTTATTTAAAATCTTGAATTCTAATTTCTAATTGCTCAATAAGTAATTTTTCTTTCAAAATCACTTGAGCATGATTATATTGATTGTATATGGTTACTACTACTGATATTGAAATTAAAATTAATAATATCAATTGGAATTTTTTGAATAATTTTAGTTCGTTTTTGACAACTTTTTTAATTAACTGCTCTTGAATTTCTAATTCAAGGGTAGTTTCTTTTTTTTCTTGCATTCCTCTAACCTCAATTTCCATATTTTTTTATATTTAATGTACAATCTATCAGTATATTTATACTAATTAAGTACTATTAATCCATTTATATTAATTTAAAGATATATTAAAATATAATATAGTAGTCAATTTGTTTACTTGGCTTCAAAAAAAATATCTTCAATACTCATAGAAAAAAAATCAGAAATAAGCTTTGCTTGCTCAATAGATATTTTTCTCTCACCTAACTCTAATTTTGAATATCCACTTTTATGTTTATATCCTAGTATCTTTGCCATTTGTTGTTGTGTAATCCCCCTCTCTTCTCTAACTTCTTTTAATTTTTTATGCACAAATTCCACCTCCATTCAAGTAGTCAATTTGTTTTCTTTAGTATATTTTAGTATACATTTTGACTACTGTCAATAAGTTTTGTAATCTTTTTGTCTACTTAATTTATTTGTAGCCAATTTGTATACTATAATATAAATATAAGGAGTTGATTTTATGCCATCATTTGGTGAAAGATTACGTGAATTAAGAATTGAAAAAAATCTTACACAAGAAGAACTTGCTAGCTATTTTGGATTACATAAAACGCGAATATCTCAATATGAATTAAATAAAAGGCAAGCTGACGATGAAATGAAAAAGAAGCTTGCTCAATATTTTAATGTTTCCCTTGATTGGTTATTAGGATTAACTAATGTGCGAAATTATACAGAAGATAATAATGCAACAATAGCTCTTCATAGTAATACTGATTATGATGATCTTCCCGATGAAGCTAGAAAAGAAATTAATAACTTTATTGAATTTATTAAACAGAAATATAAAAAATAAGGTGTTCCTCATGAACACCTATATTTTTAAATATATAACATTACTTTATTGAAACGGAGGAATAAAATTGGATATTAAAGAAAAACTATATACTCTCTCAGAAAGAGCTGAAAAAATAATTGAACAAATTAAAAGTGAAGAAGGGACGAAACAGTCCCTAATACTACCTTTCTTTCAAATATTAGGATATGACGTGTTTAACCCATTAGAGTTTTGTCCAGAATTCGATGCTGACTATGGTATCAAAAAAGGAGAAAAGGTGGATTATGCCATTATTATTGATAATGAACCTACAATCTTAGTTGAAGCAAAACAATGTAATGATAATTTAGACAAGCATGGCTCTCAGTTATTTAGATATTTTAATTCATCAAAAGCAAAATTCGGAGTATTAACTAATGGAATTAAATATCGCTTCTTTACTGACCTAGATGAAACAAATAAAATGGACTTGAAACCTTTCTTTGAAGTAAATTTACTGAATCTTAATGATACCCAAATTTCATATTTGAAAAACTTTCAAAGAGATTCGCTAGATGTAACATCTATATTAAGTACTGCTGAAGAATTAAAATATTCCAATTTAATAAAAGATTTCTTAAAACAACAATTATCATCACCTTCTGAAGATTTTGCTAATTTTATATTAAGTAATATTTATGATGGTAGAAAAACAGCTAATGTTGTAGAAAAATTTCTTCCAATTATAAAAAAAGCATATAATCAATTAATCAATGAAACCTTAAGTACAAAGTTTGCTGAAACACTAAAAGTAGACTCTAAATCTGAAAAAGAAACTACCTCCCAAGAAAATGATTTACTAGACATTAACTCAACTGTTAATAAAATAATTACTACGGCTGAAGAACTTGAAGCTTTTGCTATTATAAAATCCATTTTAAGACCTACTATAGATCCAAATGATATAACATATAAAGACACAGAAACGTATTTCGGAATATTATACAAAAATAATACGCGAAAATGGATTTGCAGACTATATTTGGGTGCAAAAAAATCTATAGTTTTTCCAACAGAAGATAAAAAACAAGAAAGATTTTATTTAGATACTATTAATGATATTTATTCTTATGAAGATCAGCTAAAATCACTAGTAGAAAAATTTATTTAAATAATATAAATATAACCAATATAGATAATACTTTAAAAACTTTAATTAATTTTTAAACAAAAATATAAAAAATAAGGTGTTCCTCACGAACACCTATATTTTTAAATATATAC